TACATATCGTGATCTTCCAAAAGAATATAATGCAGACTTAATAAACTATCTGAGCGGTCTATATCCTTGGAAGGCTCTAAAGTTAGCCGCTGGTGAATCATTAGCTGGCAAGTTTAATATTGGAGAAGTTGTTACCTTTGGATTATATACTGGTGTGATTGAGCAAAAGTTTCCGACACTAGGTTACTTAACTGTTACGGTCACATCAGAAGATTCTTTTCCAACTAATCAGACATTCGCATTGACTGGAAGTACATCTGGTGATACAATACAAATTGCAAATGTATTAGAAGGTTATGCGGGGCCACATCATTATTTAAATGAGGCCGATGAATGGGTAAGATGGAATGCAACAGATATGGTTACACAAGTTACAATACTTGAATATGAAACAACACTAAATGATATACGAAGTCAGATCAGAATAATTAAACCAGAAAGTATATATGCAGTCGTAAATAGCTTTGAACGTGAGATGAAAAGATAATGGTAGATCCAAATTTAGCTAAAGTTGCCCCGCGTAAGTTCAGATCACTGACTGCAATAATAACTAAATACAATGGTAACACGATTGAGATTACAAATGAAATTACAGAAATTTCAATTTATGAATCAATCTATACACCATTCATGTATGGTGACTTAGTACTGATTGATACATCTGCTATGTTATCGACTTTTCCATTTGTAGGTCAAGAAAAGCTACGTCTTATTTGGGAACGTGAAGATGCAAAGGTTGAAACAGAATTTTATATTACTGATGTAGCAGATGCATCTCAGATTAATGATTCCACTGGTACATACACATTAAATTTTACTTCAGAAAAACAAATGCGTAATGCATTCTGTCTTTTTTCTAAATCATATAAAGGCAATTCTGTTGATATTATAAAACGTATTCATAAAGAATACTTACAAGAAGACATTGCTACGACTACGACTGGTCTGCTTTCACATAACATTGTATTTCCATATATCAAACCTATTGCTGCTATCAATATGATACAGCGTACTACACCAGCAGAAGATGGCACTCCTATATTTGTATTTGAAACTTTATATAGTAATAAGACACATTTAAATTCAATGAAAGGAATGCTGGACCAAGAACCTGTAATGACTATTGAACCAAAGAATGTAGTCAATTCTGATAATAATAAATCTGGGGCAGCAAATATGAAGGCCTATCGTAATCAGGCCTTCCAGATGGCTATCACAAAAGCATATGATACACTAGATCATATTGGCCAAGGTTCTTTTGGTGCACAGACCATATCGGTTGATATTGGTAAACAGATGGCTGACATTACGGATTTTGATTTTAGAAAGCATGCTCCACCAATTTCAAATGACTGGATTACTTCATTCTTTGCATTTGAGAATGTGCCAAACTCTGAAGACATTCCAGGGTCAAATGGTGTTCGTGTAAATGGTATTAGGTCAACTAAACTACATGTACAACATAAGAACACGCTAGCATATGATGACTTTCCAAACTTAAATGATGTTGACCCAAATGTGTTTGCATCAATGAAGTCATATATGAAACGGTTAAATACTACATCAGTGCATGTTCATATGAACTCTGTTACTGAACTTGAGGCCGGTAAAACAGTTGATGTTCTTTTCCCTAGATTTTCGCCTAACCTAGGTGTAAGCGAAGATATAAATGATAAGGTTAATTCTGGCAAGTATTTAATATCTGCTATTAGACATTATATAAAGAACCGTGAATATACAATGTCTCTTGAGCTGATACGTGACGGCATGGGTAAAGAAGCAAGCTTTTATGTAAATGGACAAGTGCCTAACTTTGGTGCTCCGCTTCGTATAAAGAAATCTTTACTACCTGATTTGAAGAAAAATTTGATTGATATAATTGGAGACATATTTTAATGGCTACATCTTTTCATGTTGGCGTCGTAGAAGATCGTCATGATCCGTTAACTATGGGTCGTGTTCGTGTTCGCGTATTTGGTCTTCATTCAGATGATCGTATCAATGAAGTTCCAATTGATTCGTTACCTTGGTCAATGGTAATGATGCCGGCCAATGTATCAACAACCGCTAGTGGAGTATCACAGCTTGTCGAAGGAACATGGGTTCTGGTAATGTACCATGATGTTAACCTTCAAGATCCTATTGTGATCGGCGCATTACCTTCGACTCAAAGTACTTCTCCGCCAGATTATTCTAAAGGATTCACAGATCCGTTTGGTGTTAACCCAAAGTGGAGCGATGGGACATCTAATACATCACTTGCAGCTAAGCCTGATACATATACAGAACATCCAGTATATACAGAACGTGAACGTACTCGTGTACCTTCTATTCCATCTAGTAAAAAATATAAGGCATCTACAGTGGCGCCTGATGGTGCTGACTCTGAATATGAAAGAGAGTCTTGGGCCGAGTTACCACTTCGTGGTGGTCAGGTATCAAAGTATCCATATAATTCGGTCAATGAATACGAAGGCGGTATGCTAGAAGAATTTGATTCTTCGCCTGGAGCACAACGTGTAACGCGTATGCACCCGTCTGGTACTTATGATGAGATCATTGTTGATGGCACTCGTACAATTAAAATTGTTGGTGATGGCTATGAACTTATCATGGGCAATAAGAATATGTATGTCAAGGGTAATCTTAATATTACCGTTGATGGTAATATGAATCAACTCGTCAAAGGCGACTATACGCTTGAGGTTGGCGGTACCTATACCGAAACTATTGCAAAGTCAAAGCAAACAAAAATCATTGCTGGCAATATGGTAACAGAGGTTCAACAAGATGTATCAACAAACATTGGTGGCGAATACTATATTAAGTCGGCTGGTAATCATTCTTTAAATGTTGGTGGTAATAAACTAGAGCTTGTTGCTAATTCATCACAAACTAATGTAGGCGGTGATAACTCATTATCAATTAAAGGCAGCAATAATATTTCGGTGTCAGGCAACATGGGTATAGTCACAAAAGCTAATAGAATGGATATTGTATATGGTTTATATAATATTGAGTCTGTTGGCTTTATGACAATTGATACATCAACAAACTTAGATATAAAAGTTGGCATTAGCGCAACTGAAACTGTTGGTGTTTCAAAGTCAGTTGTTGTGGGTGTGAACTTATCAGAAATAATTATTGGTTCGCGATCTGAAGCTGTTGGTGTTTCAAAGTCAGTTGATATTGGCGGAAGCTTATCAGAATTAATTGGTGCTGCCAGTAGCACTACTGCCCTAGGTATTGTCAGCATTAATGGTTCAATCATAACACTGAATTAAAAAGGATATGGCATGGCTTTAGATTTATCAGGCGCAATTGCTTCAGTACAAGCAGTGACAAATTCTGCATCAAATGCAGTCGGTGCAGTCACGACTATAACTGCTGGCGGAGCAGCCTTAGCAGCCGGTGCTCTTGGAGTAGTAAATCAATTTACCGATGTCAATAGTTTGCTGTGTGGCGAAAATGGTGTCTTTACAGAAATAAAAAAATTACAAGATACCATTCAGGCACAAGTGATGTTAGGTAAAAACTTCATCAATGCAATTGATAGTATAGTAACTGAAGCAGAAACTTTTATTGATGCAATACAAAATGCTCCTGATGTAATCGAATCATTACTTCAACAGACTGCATTAAATTTAATATCAGAAGCTTCATTACAAAATCCTGAAGGTATAGCCGCAGACATACTTAACTTGCGAGCAGCATATCAAGAAGCTGGTCCTGCTGCTCAACAGATTATTGATAACCTTCAAAGATTTGTTGAAGATCCACTTAATAATCCACTTGATGTTTGTAATAGCATACCTAACCTTATTAAGATAGGCGATACATTTGTTGAGTTCCCTAAGAAAGCACTACAACCAGACCCTAAGAAAACACCAGAGTCAATTATAGAATCATTCACAAAAGACTTTGAAAATATATTTAATAATGCAGTAACAAAATCAGAAGAAGATCTTACTTCAAAGTTTGAACAATTTATTCCAACATCTGCTAAGTTCCCGTTACCAGATGTAGCAAATGATATTGCAGTGTCTGGTGTTGCACCGATTGCTGTTGCGTATACTCTTGGGCCAGGGTCGGCTCAACAAGCAGCAATTGCTCAATCAGCAAAAGTTACTAGTGTTACTACTGCTCAACCAACACTATTAGCCGCTGCTTCTGGAAAGTCTCCAGCCCAGATACAAGACCAAACTAGGAACGTTGTCCCGCCCCCATCACTTGCAAATCCGTTTCCTGATGGTAAACAATTTGTTGCTCAAGACTTTGCTCCATCTAAATATGCAAAGTCAATTGCTACTAGATTAAATACATTGAATCCTGCCGTGCGTGGTAGATTTGCTGCTGGCATACAAGATTATGTTAAAACTAATTTTCCTGAAAGAGATATAAATGTTACAGAGGCTTATCGTTCTCCAGAAAGATCTGCTCAGTTAGCTGCATCTGGTATTCGAGCAGCTGGTGCCGGAAAATCATGGCATAACTATGGGTCAGCATCTGACGTTGCTATTTATGTTAACGGAAAGTATGATGATGGCCGAGGCGGCCCAAAAGAATATGTTGGTCTCGCCCGAGCATCAATGCAAAAGTTTGGATTGATAAACGATCTTAATGGAGACTCAGGCCACTTTTATCCGGCCGCCTTTGGAGCTGGAGTACCTAAAGCAATTCAACAAGGTACAACAACTATTGCTTCATATGCAAAATCAAAAGGTCTTATTGTTGTTCCACAAACAACCGCTGTTGCGTCTGCAGATACAACAGAAGTAATAAACGTTCGTGATATTCAACGTGCTGCTCGTAATACTGCAATTGATACTGCGCTGGCAGAAGGTAAAACAATTCAAGAAGCAGAAGCACTTGGTCAAGTCGCTGGCAATAATGCAGGAACAGAAGCCTTTAAGAAGCTAGCATAGTGAATATAATAATTAACATACTTGAAACTAGTGGGGGCGGATCACCTCCTGTATCCGATCCGACTGACCTAGGGTTATACTTACCTGCTGCATATGAAGCAACTGCATTTTACGCAATAGCAGAATTTCAGTTTCAAGAAATCGTTATTGACCCAGAAACACTAGAAGAAACTATTATATTAACTAATCCATTTAATGTGACTTCTGATTTTAATTTTGCACAGTATGGTATGACACTTACAAAAATTAATGACTATACCGTTAGGATTGATGGACCAGTAATGAATGCATTCCCTTCTCAGTATTATCAATTTGTGCTGCCAGATCTAACGACACTAATCTTGCCATTTGACACAGAAGAAGAGTTTTTATCTTTGATAAGATACCAGATGCCTTCATCAGTAACAATATCATTATCATATGCATTTAAAGTATATTCTGACTCGACTGTATTTACAGTTGCGCCAGTGAATCAATGGATAAACTGGTTGTTTCAATCAGCAGTCAATAATATTAATGCTCTAATTATAAAAGGACTAGAATAATATGTCATCAGTTGCAAGATTTGGAGATGCTGTACTTTCGCCAGACGGCGCAGGAAAGAATTGTGCATTCCCTATGCAGACCTCAGTAGTTCAAGCAAATATAGCTAATGTATTTGTTAACGGTCGTCTAGTTCCCGTTCTAGGAAACTTAGTAGGCCCCCACCCTAGAGGTGGTTGTGTTCCAGACGTTTCAGTATTGACATCTGCATCTGCTACCGTATTTGTTGGCGGACTAGGTGTTGGTAGAATTGGTGACAGGTATGGTAATAATATTATTATACAAGGCAGTCCTAATGTATTTGTTAGTGGATAAAAGGTTATAAATACTAATATGGCAGATTTAAACATACGTGCTCGTGAGAAAGTATACACTGATGTGGACTTTGCATTCCGTGCAAACCCTGTTACTGGAGACGTTTCTCTTAAGAAAGATGTCGAAGCGGTTAAGCAATCGGTCTTAAATATACTAAAGACACGACGTGGTGAAAAACCATTTTCGCCAAACTTTGGCTCAGGCATATATTCATTCCTATTTGAACCTATAGACTCAGTCACAAAAGCAATGATTGAAGAAGATATTATATTTTCTTTACGTAACTATGAGCCACGAGTTAAGATCTTATCGATAGTTGTTGATGACTTAGAAGATCAAAATGCAATTAATATCAGGCTAGACTTAGAAATAATTTCACCAGTCGTTACAACAACAACCATAGAATTTATTGTACAGAGATTACGCTAATGGCAACAAAACAAACTAAGCAGCTAAATGTATCGAAGTTAGACTTTGAGGATATTAAGTCTAACCTGAAAGAATTCCTCAGATCACAGGATACATTACGAGATTATAATTTTGAAGGTTCTGCTCTTTCTACCTTCGTAGATCTTATGGCATATGTGACTCATTATAATGCCCTTAATGCAAATGTCGGTATAAATGAAACGTTCCTTGAGACTGCTCAGAACCGTGGCAGTGTTGTTGGTCATGCGCGTCAATTAGGTTATACCCCAAGATCAAGAATAGGATCTACTGGAAAGATAGACATTGTTGTTAATTTTCCGATAAGCCTTTCAATGACGCTTCCAAAGTATGCAAGGTTTAAGAGCGTAATTGATGGGGTTAGTTACTTCTTTGTCACGACAAAATCATATACAACAACAAATGCACAATTTACCGATGTAGAAATAAAACAAGGCGTCGTTAAGAATGTAGAATACATCTATGACCTAGACACTTCTGAACAGTTTATTATCCCTGACTTAAATGTCGATACTACCCTACTAGAAGTGAACGTTAGAGAGTCTTTGGGTTCGAGTAATTTATTTACATTTGTTCCTGTTAAGAATATTGTAGACATAAACGGTGAATCACGGGCGTATTTTCTTAATGAGTCATTTGATGGAAATTATGAAATAACTTTTGGTGATGGTGTAATTGGTGAGGCATTGGTCAATGGTAATGTAATTGAAATAAAATACCTTGTGACTGATGGTCCAGAAGCAAATAATGCCAAGGGATTTACTAAAGTAGATTCTATTGCAGGAAATGATAACTTATCAATTACAACTCGATCTGCATCTACTGGTGGAATTGCAAGAGAAACTATTGAAAGTGTTAAACTACGCGCTCCCCTATCCTTCTCGGCTCAGAACCGAGCAGTTACTCCTGACGATTATAAATCTATCATTCTTGATAATTTCAGCAATGTAAAATCTATTGTCGTATGGGGTGGTGAAGACAATGATCCCCCTCAGTATGGTAAGGCATTTATTTCGATAAAACCTGCAGTTGGTGAAATTCTATCGACCGCAGAAAAAGATACTATCATAAATTCTATCATTAAACCAAAGGCAGTCGTATCGATCACACCTGAATTCATAGATCCGATATATACCTATGTCGATCTTGAAGTATTCTACAAGTACGATCCTGTAGAAACTACTTTTTCGGTTGCTCAATTGACAACCAAAGTAAAAACTGCTATTCAGAATTATAATGACTCTAACCTTGAAATGTTTGATGGTGTCTTAAGATATTCAACCCTATTGGGTGTTGTCGATAACTCGGACAATTCAATACTAAACTCTGTTGTCAGAGTTTACATGAAAAAACGATTTATTCCTATACTTAATCAGGCTAGGTTATATGAATTGAAATTTTCAAGCCCTATATATATCACATCTTCAAATGAGCCAGTGATATATCGTTCAAGTATATTTACATATGGCGAGGAGCAATGCACCTTGCAAGATTATATAAATTCTCAAGGCGAAAGAGTTATAAGAGTTATCCGTGGTCGAGGAGTCAATAAAATTACTGTTGCCGATGAAGTTGGATATGTCGATGCCCTCGCAGGAAAGATCGTATTGACTAATTTTAATGTGTCTTCGTTTATCGGGGCATATATTGAATTAACGGTCATACCAGACTCTAACGATGTTTCGCCTTTAAGAAATAATTTGGTTAGCATAGACTATCAAAATATCACAGTCACAGGAACAAGCGATGATGTGGTAGCAGGTTCTGCCGCAGGTGGTTCTAATTATAGGTTGGTGTCTCGACATGCCTAAAAAGAATGTCCCCAATGTCGCCTCCTTTGTAACTTCTATTCTACCTGATCATGTTGTTCAGTCATACCCTGAACTCGTAGAATTTGCACGTGTATTTTTTGATTACCTTGAAAACGAAAACAAGTCTTCATATTATCAAAACAATTTGTATCTTCAAAGAGATATACGAGAGCAAGAACCAGAGTTTTTAAATTACATACAACGTGAGCTTGGCATATTATCCAAGCAAGAATATGCCTCTAATCCACAAGTATTCTATGACAAGATAAGTGAAGTATGGAAATCGAAAGGTTCAGAAGAATCAATCAAGACATTCTTTAGATTATTCCTCGATGATGAAGTAGAAATATATTACCCTTGGGACTCGGTACTGATACCTTCTGATGGTCGTTGGAATGTAGAAACTGTTCTTCGCATTACACCATTGAACGGTGACCCATATGCCTTTGAAGGTAAACGTATATACGAGGCGGGTTCAAATGCATCTGCAGTCGTAGATTCGGTAAAGCGTAAAATATATCAGGACATAATAATTTATGAGTTAACACTCTTACCAGAAACTATATCAACTGTTAAATTTACTGATCATAAGACAATTTATGTAGACTCTTCACTTTCTGCAGAGATTTATCGAAGTGCAAATGGATTCGTTATTAACAGTGTTGGGTCTGGTTATAAGATCGGTGATAAAATAACCGTACAAGGATTCGAAGGCTCTTCGGTCATTGCTCAGGTCACGAACGTAAACTCACTTGGTGGTATTGTTGGCTATGCCATTTCTGACTTTGGTTCAGGAAATACACCCTATTCTGTTATTTCTACAAACGATCTTGGTCAATATTATTTAATAGATTTCTTATTATATCAATTCCTTGACTATGGGTTGATAACCGAAACCGAAATACATCCATATATTAACTATGGTCTAATAACAGAACTTGCTACTCTGGCAGACGATTATGGATTACTCGCTCCGAAAGTAGTAATAAATATTGATAGTGTGAACGGTGTCGGCGCAGAACTTGTATTGACCTTCGGGGCTTTGGCGAAGTATCAAGGATATTATAAAGGTGTTCGTGGTCAGTTGTCTGAGTCAATCGTTTTACAAGATTCAAAGTATTATCAAAAGTTTTCATATGAAGTAAGAACTACGCACCAATCTAGCTCATGGATGCAACCTTTAAAGAAGTTTGCTCACCCCGCTGGCATGGAGGTGATCAGTAATGTTTTTACTTTCAATTTCATTAACACTAAAGTTAAGAATGCATTCATATTTGTCGGAACAAAAGATCCTGTCGAATATATAGTATTAGAGTCGCCACAGTTAACGGATTCTATAATAGGGTTTGTTCAATCTTATTATGTTAACTCTGATATGTATTATGCCGAAGATTATTATGCAGACAAATCTTTTAATTTAGAATCTACGGTTGTAGGACAGGCAACTCAGGTCACACTAAATGCAGTTGAAGAAACACAAACAATATAGAGGAAGTAATGGGAACCAAATCAAGTATATCTACCAAGCTAAGTTATCTGAATGCAAAGAGGTTGATTGACTCAGTATCGAATCAGTCATCGAATCTTTATGTAGGTATTGGTCGCCCACAACCTTGGGAAAATGATACGCTCCCACCCGACACAGATAACAGTCTTGATTCTGAATATGATGCATGGCATGATATGACTGCAATGAAACGTGTCATATCTCAGGATATGGTTCTGGGGTTTAGACGTGTCGACTGGACTACTGGAACAGTGTATGCCGAGTATGATGATGCAATTGATTTAACCGAATTAGATTTTTATGTATACACTGACGAAAAGAAAGTATACAAATGCATTTCAAATAATAGTGGCGCTCAGTCTACATCAAAACCTACTCATGTCACTTCGGGTATTGATACCACATTAGACGGGTATAAGTGGAAGTTTATGTTCACCGTGTCGGATTCACTTATTCGTAAATTCTTTGTTACTGGTATTCTGCCAATGGATAATAACGAATTTATTGAATCTGAATCTATAAGAGGTTCTGTTGATCATCTAAAATTAATTTCTGGCGGTGATGGTTATCCACTAAATGCATCTATTGATAATGACACAGACTTGCCAATTTTTATAAAAGGCGACGGAAAAGAGGTATCAACTGCTCGGTGTACAATAGTGACTTCTGGTGGTGTGGTAGGCTCGGCAGTTGTTACTGAAAGTGGCACAGGATACCCTTCTGCCCCAGAGATCAATATTCCTGTCATGATACGTCAAGTCTCTACATCTGGCGCAGTAGAAACTGCTTTCGGTATAGCCACGACTGGCGCTGTTGGGCAAGTCCTAACTGTTCAAATTATACTAGGAGGAACGGGTTATACAGATGGCTCTGCTATCATAGTACTTTCTTCTTGCTACGGATATGCTGAAACCGATGAAAATGGAATTATCACTAATATCGATGTTTCGACTGGAAGATCAGGTAGCGAATTCACTATTGCAAAGGCAGTTGTTATTGCAAACTCGACAACCTCTGCAAATATAAGACCTATCATATCACCTTTTAGAGGTCATGGCGCTTCTCCAGAAAGGGAATTGTATGCTCGATATGCTCTCATGAATCTCAACTTTGCCTATAACGAAGGTCAAGATGACTTCACTGTTCAAAACGATTTTAGGCGCATTGTATTACTGGATAGCCCATTTAATTATGAGACTTCTGTTCTTGCGACTGCGCGAACACTTAATGCAAAAAATACATTGGTCATATCTAGTATCTCTGGAACCTTTGACGAAGACGACATTATATACGGTCAAACTTCTGGTGCAATAGGGTTCAATGTAGACTTGATAGATGGTAATAAGATTAGATATATTCGAGACGAAACTCTTACGAATAATATTGATTTTCAAATTGAGTCTATCCGATCAGAGTCTGGGGCGACTGCAACAATTACACAAATTTTAAATCCAGAGGTTCAACCCTATTCGGGTGATATTTTGTTTATAAATAATAGGACACCAATTGATAGAACAAGCGAACAGATTGAAACCATTACGCTTGTACTTGAGTATTAACAGAGGAATATATGCCAATCAATTTTAATACCGCACCATACCACGATGACTTCAGCGAAGATAAGAAGTTCCTGAAGATTTTATTTCGTCCTGGGTATGCCGTACAGACTCGAGAACTAAATCAGCTTCAGTCAATGTATCAGAAGCAGGTAGATCGTTTCGGTCAATCGATATTTAAAGAAGGTGCGATGGTGATCCCAGGCGGAACCTCGTTAAATACAAAACTTCAATATGTAAAGATGACTGGTGATATTTCGTCTACACAAACCATTGCAGGATCTGATCAATCCGCCACTGGCATAACGGTCACTGATGCTAATATTGCTTCGATGATCGGTAAAGAAGTTACTGGTGAAGGCTCTGGCGTCAAAGGTATCGTCAAACATTATAAGTTAGCGACCAACACAGATCCTCTAACATTATTTGTTGAGTATGATACGACTGGTGACGACAATGTTACTCAGGTATTCAATGATGCCGAGACGCTATCGGTCATCATTTCTGAGACCGACTCTGAGAACTATACCACATATAGAATCAACACTGCAGTATCTGAATCAACTGGCGTTGGTTCAGTAGTAGAGATAGAGCGAGGCGTGTACTTTATTCGTGGTTACTTTACTCTTGTTGAAAAACAAAGTTTAATTCTTGAGGCATATTCTTCAGAGCCATCATATCGAATTGGCTTGCATGTAAACGAAACATTAGTTACACCAGAACAAGATGAGACCCTAAACGATAATGCAAATGGGACATATAACTATGGCGCTCCTGGTGCTCATCGTTATAAAGTAGAACTCCTACTAGAAAAATTACCACTCGGCTCAATCACCGACGAAACTTTTATCGAGTTGATGCAAACCGAAGAAGGTGCAAAACAATCTCATGTCAATAAAACAGAATATTCAGAATTAGCTCGAGAGCTTGCACGTCGTACCTTTGATGAATCTGGTGACTACACAGTAAGTTCTTTTAGAATGACTGCTAAAGAATCACGTAACAATGATCGTAGCGAATGGGTATCAGGCGCATCGTATCTGATTGGCGATGTTATCACCTCTAACACTAAGACCTATGTTTCTACCATGTCAGGAACTTCTGGTTCTACCACGCCATCACACTTGATAGGCGATGCTTCGGACGGTGCATTAACATGGACGTTCGATGAAAATCCAAAATACAATAATGGTCAATCATTAACTGGGCTTGAGTCCCAAATCGTATTAGCCGCAGAGCCTGGCAAAGCCTATGTCCGTGGGTACGAGATCGAGAAACCTTCTACCACATTCATTACGGTAAATAAGGCTCGTGTATATAAGCAAATCAATGATGACCTAATCGCTACGACAATTGGTAGTTATATCATGACCCGTAATTTTGTCGGTGTTCCTGATTTTGTAACCTTCGTTTCGGTAAACCTAAAGAGTTCTACTGGAAGTTCTTTGGGTACTGCTAAGATTCGTGGCCTTGAGCGATTCGGAAATGAATACCGCCTATATGTATTTGACATTGTTCTTAATACCGATAAGACTTTTGAACGTGACGTAAAGACTATTGACAATGCAAGTTTCAGTTCACAGGTCGCTAACATTGTTGACGCAGATGCTCAGGGTAATGTATCAGTATCAGGAACGACTATAACAGGTTCGGGTACTCGTTTCTCAAGAGATTTTATTGTCGGTGATTTTATCGATGTCGGTGGAAACTATTATAGTATTACTGTTATTACAAATGACAGTACCTTAACCATCTCGGCTTCGGGTACTGGTGCAACTAATGTTGCCTATAAAATTCATCGTTCTAACGTAAAAGATCCAACTCAAGCAATTTCGTTATTTCCTTTGGGTCGTGGTTTTATTAAAACTGTAAAGGATGAAACTCCTTCAGTTGCTATTCCAGAAATGTCATATACTGTTATGCAGAAAGTCACAAAGACCACTGGTTCTGGCGCAACGTCTTTAACTGTTTCATTATCTGAAGTATCTGGTCTTACTGGTGTTGGTTCTAGAATTGATCCTAATACAGAATTGACAGAAATTATAGTATCGACTTCAGGGTCTGCCTTTGTTGTCCCTACTGGAATTAGCGTTTCTATAGATGATCAGTCCTTTACCATCACTGGATTATCAGCATCGACTACTTACACTGTATTCTTTCCTGTCATAAAAAATAGCTCAGTAACTGTAACTCCTAAGAAAAAGACTCCTGTACGTTATGCTACTTTTGATCTTACTACGACAACGGCAATTGAACAACGAATCATATCACTTGGTAAAGCCGACGTATATCGAGTCCGTAAAGTTATAATGTCGACCGCCACTGGTGCATTTAATGCTGCTGGTGCAGTAGATATTACTCAATACTTTCAATTAGATGACGGTCAACGTGATACTCATTATGATGTGTCTAAATTAATTCGTCGTCCAAACTTTGCAGTTCCTACTGGTTCGTTAAGAATTTACTTTGACTACTATCAACATTCTGAAGTTGGTGATTACTTTTGTATTGATTCGTATGAGAATGTTAGACGTGAAGACATTCCATTATACTCAACAATATATGGTGTTGTCTTTTTAGCAGACGTAATAGATTTTCGTCCTCGCATGGGTGATGATGGAGTTTCATTCACAAGTTCTGGTGGTGCATTGGCATTACCCCCAAAGCCTGGGACAACAACCGAAGTAGACTATACATATTATGTTCCTCGTATTGATAAAATATCTTTGAACATTGAAGGCAATTTTATTGTAACCGAAGGCACTGCCGCAGATAATGCAGTCTCACCCGAGGCGCCCGATTTAACAATGCATTTAACAACTCTAACTCTTGCACCTTATACGCTTAGTCCTAATTATGTAAATATTCAAAAAATTGATAACCGTAGATTTACCATGCGTGATATTGGTAAACTCGAAAAGCGTATCGAAAATCTTGAATACTACACTTCCCTATCATTACTAGAACAACAGGCTTCGTCTTTAAATGTCCCTGATGAATTTGGTATCGATAGATTTAAGAACGGATTTATCGTAGATAACTTCGCAGGTCATACGACAGGTGATGTATTCTCTACAGACTACAAAGCGTCTATCGATATGGATGCCAAAGAGTTAAGACCAACATTCGTGATGGATAACGTAAAGTTGATTGAACAGGCTCGCTCTGATTCTGAACGCGCAACTCAGGGTTATCAGATAACGGGTGACTTGATTACTTTGCCCTATACAGAAAATCAATTTATTGCTCAGACATATGCTTCTCGCCCAGAGAATATTAACCCATTTGCTATCTTTACCTTTATCGGTTCGGTAGACTTGAATCCTCCTTCGGATGAATGGATAGAGACACAACGTGTACCAGAAATTATCAATGACGTAGAGGGCAATTTCTCTGCCGTCCTAGCCGCAGAGCAAAACTCAGGTGCGCTTGGTACTATATGGAATGCATGGCAGACTCAATGGAGTGGGACTCAGGTAACGGGTAATACATTATCTCGTGCGGCTGATTGGTCTACAAATGACGTTGGTCTAGGTGCCGCAGGTTGGCAAAACCGTCAAACCTTCACAGGAGCCGAGGTTGCTCTTATTAATGGAACCGCAGGTGGTCGAGTCATCACTCGCGAGGTTGTTGCTAATGAAAGTGGTCAAACTCGTACGGGTATCAATACCGAAGTTCGTGCAACATTCTCAAAGGAATTTGTGTCAGATAGAGTTATCTCTACTTCGCTTGTGCCTTTCATACGTTCACGAAAGGTAGTATTCTTGGCTCGTGGTTTAAAGTTACAAACTATTGTACATCCTTTCTTTGACCAGACTAATATTACTCAGTATATTACTCCTGCCTCTAGATTGACTTTCAAGGGTACTAATCCTATAAATGTAGAGGACATCGACAAGTTTGACTTTGAGTCTAATGTTGGGCAAGATAACGATGAACCTTCAAGAAGGTTCAATGGTAATACTCAGACTTCGTATAACAAAGGGGACGTAGTATTCGTTAAACGTCGCGGTACAGTTTCCTATGCAAGCCCTGCCACATCACCTGCTACTGCGGTATGTGTACTTCAGGAAGTTCAGCCTGGTGGAACAACTCGCTCAGTCTTGGTCGTAAACACTAAGGGCACATTCCTTACAACTGATATTATTGGGGGATCGGTTTCTGGTTCAGAAGGTGAAGTTACTTTATGGGCTCCGACAGAAAAGGGCGATCATTTATTGACAAACTTTGGTGGTGACGTTGCTGGTGTGTTTGATATACCCAATGACAACTCGGTGCAATTCCAAACTGGAAATCGCGAATTTAAGTTGATTGACAATACTACTAATAACGATCTGATTGCAAAGACTCGAGCGTTTGGCAACTATCATGCAGAAGGCGTATTACAGACATGGCAGTCGACATATAGTTCTGTTCGTAATGGCGAGATAGTTCGTACTGTTGTAACAGATGATCGTACTGTCATTACAGACGAAAGGGCAGGTCGGATTATTCGTGATACTGGTTGGTATGATCCTTTGGCCCAAACTTTCTTGGTACAAAGGCGTGGTGGTGCATTCATTACCTCTATTGATGTATGGTTCGCATCGGTCGATCCAATTAAACCAGTAACATTACAGATTCGTGAAGTTGTAAATGGATACCCTGGGAAAACAATTCTGCCATTCTCTAATGTCACACTTTACCCATATGAGTTACGCGATGAGAACCAACCAGCGGGTTATGGTTTATCGGCCAACAGCATTGAATTAGACGGTAGTGTATGGTTAGCGGCAGATAAGCCAACTAAATTTTATATGAAGTCACCCGTCTTTGTTCAAGACGTCGGTGAATATTGTATAGTCCTTTTATCTAACTCAAATAATTATAACGTATGGACTTCTGAGCTTGGTGGTATTGATATTACTACACCAACACCACGCTTAATCTCTGAGCAACCCTATGCAGGTGTATTGTTTAAATCACAAAATGCCTCTACATGGACTGCTCATCAGAATGAAGACTTAATGTTCAGGGTCAATACTGCTCAGTTCAATACTTCTGGTTCTGCCATATTTGTTAACGCAAGAGTCGATAATGCATCATTAACCAACGATCCATTCTTTACTCGTGCAGGTTCTAAGCTCGTCAGAGTATTTCAACGTAATCATGGAATGTCTGTTGGGTCGAAGGTCACAATATTAGGCGTCGCAACAGATACATACAATGACATATCTTCTACTCAATTAAATACGCAACATACGGTTCTACATATTGAGCAAAACTCTTTTACTGTTCGCGTAACAAGTACGGCAGGACAAACTGGTCGTACTGGTGGTTCTGGTATTGTGTCTACTCGTAACGTTCAATTTGATACGGTACAACCCGTGATTCAGTTACAGAAGTTTGCCGATACGACTCTTGACTTTTCTATCAAGACAATTTCTGGGTCTTCTATAAATGGATCACAGGTAGCAGGGAATCCAGATTCTTCGTTCAGTTCTGTTATTGCTAATGACAATAACTCTTTTGCTTCACCAAGAATGATAGCCTCACCAGAAAATGAGACGCTATATCTTTCGGGTCAAAAGTCATTAGAATTTAAAGCAAACATGACGACATCGAACTCGTCAATATCACCTGTAATCGATACTGCCAGAACTTCACTTATCACAGTAAACAATCGTATTAATTCACCAACGTTCACATCAAATACTTTTGTAGGTGCAACTGGAGATGGCGACTTTGACTTCTATGCTATCATATCCTTAAATGAAGAGATTGCATTCAGTGGAAAAACTATTACGACAAATGATGCGGCAGTAAAGGCAATCTTTAAGTCACTACGAAATGGTAAGTACATAAACATCGTTGGTTCGGCTAGTAATGATGGTAATCATCTTATTACAAATATATCCGAAGATGGTGGAACGGTAACGACCACTACATCATTCAATACTGCTTCGGCAGGTGCGACAATTACAATTAAGTTGTATGATAACTATATTGATGAAATCGCACTTGAGAGTTCTTCCTTGGCTAAATACCTTACTAGAAAGATTAATCTATCGGGTTCTGCCGCAGAGTCAAAGAACTTATCTATTAGATTTGCCGCAGATATTCCAGTAGGTGCAAGTATAGAGGTTTATTATAAGACATCACAAGTTAGCTCAGGTATTCCTTTCAATGAAGTTCTTTGGACTTTCGTTGGTACCACTGTGACTAATAACCGAATGTCAGATGTAGCATTTACTGTAAACGATATTCCTGCTTTCAATGCTGCGTCAATTAAACTTGTAATGAAGTCCTCCAACTCTTCGGCAATACCTAGAGCAAAGGATTTAATTGTTATCGCGACCGCATAATATGGATTCTCTTATAAAAGTTAAAGATGAAATCGGGTTGCATAGAGAAATGCAATCTGGTGCCATCGTGAATACTTCTTCTACAGACTATAATAAATACATTGAGCAACGTAATAAAATGAAACATCAACAAGAAAGAATAAATAAACTAGAAGATGATGTTGCAGACTTAAGAAATTTAATTCAACAAATGGTAGCCAAAGCGATATGATAGAAGATAATTTAAAGGTAGAAGGAATTGTTGAATTGGAGCTTTTCGGTTCTGATCATATTCTCAAGCACTCTGAAACAGTCAATAACCTAGTGACCACTGCGGGAAAGAACTTCATTGTTCGTAGAATAAAGGGCGATGTTGAGGTGATAAAGTCGATATCCATTGGCTCTGGCACTACTCCTGCGACACTTACGGATACTGTAATGGGGACTTTGCTTGCTGAAAACGATGTGTTGTTTACTTTTGTTGATACCGTGAATACTAATGTTCTTGTTAACACCACAACATTTGAAGAGGGCATCGGTACGGGTACAGTGAACGAGATTGGATTGTTTTCTGATTCATCACCAAGGAAATTACTTTGTCGTACTGTTGTATCGACACCATTCGTCAAATCACCCACGGACTACTTAAATGTTTCGTGGAAAATTAAAATCGGGTAAAAGATGGCAACAATTATAAAACGGTTAGTCAAAGGTACACCTCTTACGAATGCCGAAGGGGATGCTAACCTAGACGCATTCAATACAGAAAAACTAGAACGCAATGGTTCTATCCCGATGACAGGAAACTTAGTGTCACCTGGGATTCAATCCGCAAGCGAAGCAAATGGTTTACAGATCTTTAATGAGAATTCTGACCTAGTTGCATCTTTTGGCATGGGTAATAATCAAGACATTGTAATTGAAGGTAATATTAATGTCGGTGGTCAAACAGGTGGTTCTAATATCGATTTAAATGGTGGTGATATTACTGCCAGAAATATTTTCCTATCTGGTAAAATAATTTCAAACGAATTAGGTTCACAATATGGCGTATCTAGAGACGGGGAAGTATTTGAGGGTAATGGTAGTGTCGTATCGAATAAATTAGTTATCAACATGGACATTATCCTTAGACTCGTAACTGTCGAGGGTGTATTTAATGTAGGAAACCCAGTTGTAGGCTCTGAATCTGGCGTGACTGCAACAATCACAAAGGTTCATGGTAATGACATATATGTAGAGTTAGCAGATCCTGATGATGAATTCGTTATTGGTGAAACTATAACATATGCTACAAATACGGGTGTTCTTAGTGTAGTCATTGATACCTCTACATTTAAAGTGGGTCATAGAGTCAAGGTATTTGGGGCTTCTGTCCCAGGTGCCCCTAATCCTTCTGCAACCCCTGCCGCATCTGCTACCAAAGTTGGTACAGGTACTGGGTTCAATTACTATTATTGGATATCACAATTTAAATTATCCGATGGTAAGATTGCCGCAGCGCGTAAAATCACAACAAGCATTGTGCATAAAGATGCTGCAGATTTTAATACCGAAAATAATATTTCACTTAATCTTGCCAGAACCAATGTCGAGTATGGATTATTAGTCTATCGTTCTGTCAGTGATGATATTACTGCTTCGAGATTAATAAACGTCTTGGGTCCAGGGCAACTTGGTAATGGTACATCAAATATTACATATATTGACTATGGCGGGTTTTCAAATACGGAATGGTCGACAAAAGATTTCGGCGGTGCATATCAGACTACTTCTGGTATTGTACATTTTTCTGTGTCTGCTCCAGCTGCGATTAGACGTGGTTGGATTACTGATACTGTTAAGTCTATTGATAACCGTCGTCAAGTAACACTTGATTCAGAGTACACGTTAAACTCAGGTTCTTCACTTCAGTTTGTACATGATAATACTCAAGGTCTACAACAATTTATAGATGATCAAAGAGAGCTGAACATTCAAGGCGCTCAGTTTCCAAATGGCGTATATTATACTTCTAAGTTATATGTTCCTTCTAACTTTGAAATTTCGGGTGGCGGTAAACAAACCATAATCAAACAAATCCCTTGGAATTTCGATTACTGGGATGATAATACATATCCTAATGAACGTGGAAACATATTCACTTCTCTGGAAGATAATCCTGTTAATGTATTCTTTACAAATATTTCTGTTGATGGTAATTTTGTCAACAATGCTCGATATGCAGAAGCAGCTGCGACGTATTTGATTAATATACCTAATGGCGAAAATGTCAGTTTTAATAATATGTCTGTCACTAATTCAACAGGTGGCGGGATATATGTATATAATACAAAGTACATTAAATTTCAGAATTCAGAAGTATTGAATGGCGGTGGCTCATACTTAGGTCAAGATTTATGTCCGTTATATGCAAGTCTTGGCGAATACCTTACTGTCACAAATAACTTATTTGAAAACTTTGTAAGTCCAGTCGATGTTTCTGTTACACGTATCGGCACGGTGGTAGGAAATACAGTTCGTAATTGTGGCTCTGGTCTATTAGTATACGGTTCGGCTCATTTGCTTTCTTCTCCCAACTTATTGATGGGTCCAGATAACGAATTCTTGCCAACTCCAGATACAATGGATTCTGATTATAATGCAGTTAATATCAGCCTTGAGAGAGGCATAGATTATATCTCTCCATCATACCTCTATATTGAACGTGGAGTTGTATCTTATCTAGGAACAACAGATCGACTTGATGGCGTGACGCCTATCCCAGGTACAGGAGTTCAGTTAGCATCAGATATTAGAATGTTGACTAAGTTAAACAATTCCGAAATGCTCAAGACTGATTATACAAATGTCCCAAGTACTTCGACTCCATTTATTAACTTTATATCACCTGATACTGGTGACTATGGTCGCAATAATGGTTACTTTCAATTTAAAGTTCTTGCGACTGCGATTAATGAACTTCCAACTATAAGTGATTTAATTACAGATAACTCTGGTATCTTAGTTCCTAATGAGCAAATCATGGGACTTGCATATAGAATATTGGCCACAACGTACACGTACACTGATCTTGGAGAAAGAATTGCCATTGCATCATCTGCGTTCTCGACTACTGGTTCAAATAAATTTATTACTATCGCGTTAAATAGTGCTGAAACCTTTGCTTCTTTTGTTGTTGGAGATAGTACTAAAATCTTCGGTCATTCATCTACGCCAGATATTAATAATGTAGAAGGTACAGTAACCGAAAAGATAGTGGATGGATTATCTCGTAAAATTAAAATTCAATTACCATCATCAACTAATTTAAGCGGAGCAGTGGCAGGTGGTGCTACTGGTTACGTTACTATCAGAAAAACCTTTATTATAGCCAAAGGAAGAGTCAACTAATGTCAAGTCTAACAAATGTAAACAATAATGCGGCAGTGGTTGTTGTAGGTCGTACTGCACCAGTACCTCCTGGGCAACAACCTGCAAGCAAATCCATACCTGTTGTTTTAGCCACAGATCAACCTCCTGTTCCAGTTATCGAGCAGAATAAGATTGCTTCTGAAGTTGCTCTTTCACTTCTAGGAATTCCACGTTCAGAGGTTGCTCTCGGTATTTTCGCTGACGTTAACACCTATGACGTCAATCCTTCAGAATGGTCGAATAACCCTGCAATACGTGAGGATATTGATTCTGACGAAGAAGTTGCGTATGCTGGTTTTGATGGCGTTCAAGGTTGGGGATTAAAACATATTCCCGAAGAGTCAGGCGCTCTTGTCGAAGCACCTGCAGATAAGTCTGCAGTGTTGACATCAAAACGATTCTTTCGTTATCAGCCAGGTCGTGTGTCTGCGGCAACATTTGGTATCAAGACTTCAGTAATCCCTGGCAATGCAGACGACAAATATCGTAACCCTGCGATTCGAAAGTATGGTATTTATGATAACTTCGATGGATACTATTGGGAAACACGTGACACTGGTAAGGGCGACCAACTTGTGGTTGTTCGTCGTACTCAGGCAGTTATTGTAAATAACCCTATTACATTTGGCGTGTCCGCAGGGCAACAAACAGAAGACTATGGAATTGCTGGTGATACGACTACATCTATCCCAGGTGAGGTGATTGTATTGCGCGATGGTTTAGTTATGGTTCATGCCGCAGTGTATGATCCTACTCTTTTATTAGAAGAAACTAATCATGGCGTTTCTTCAATTGCAACAAATGCAATTACGTTAGCAGTTGCAGATGGTGAGCTTGAGAATGGTCAATATGTTTCTTATCACACTAATGAAACGACTGCAATCACTGGATTAACTAAGACTTCAATATATCGTGTTATTAATAAGACTGCGCCTTCTGGTGGTAACTATACTGTTCAATTATCTGAGTTAGGTTTAGAAGGTCAGGATTCAACTGTTATAACATTGGGTACTCTTACGGGAACTCATTTATTGCGTACACCTGTTCCTTTCATCTTCCCAGAAAATGGCGTGGCTGGTGCTCATGATATTATGTTCCCATACCGTAGATCTTTTGCAATAGATCGTACAATACTAGAAACTCCAATAGGCTATATTAACACTGCAAAGAGTACGGGAGAAAGCGCATCACAGGCATTCGTTCGTATCGCGAGCGAGATTGACACAGTTAATACTGCTTGGGCTAACTGGGTCAGACAAAACGTCAAACCAGAATTTTATAAAGTTTATGAATTCCGTATTCCTCGTTCACGCTTTTCTGGTGACTTCTTGAATGGTGTTTCGGATACAGAAACAACTAATGCACATGACGTATTATATTCTGATTTGGTTCGCACTGGTTCTGGTGATGATACTATTAAATTCCCAGGCGAGAACGTAAAGAATCCAGCAACCGAAGGTAACGTTTCAAATGAGTCTATTTGGAATATCGACTTTACTAAAGTTGTTATGCAAAAGATTGAATTCTCTTGGTACGGTGCAGTTGGTGCACTATTCCTTGCATATGTTCCTGTATCAAACGGTGAAGCTCGTTGGGTTCGTGTACATCATCTTCGTGCATCAAACCAATTAAAAGTATCTTCTCTTGGTAATGCAACCCTTCCTATTACATACATGGTATATGGCGGTGGTTCAGAAGATCGATATGGTTATGAAAATAGTTCATCGGCACTGAAGCGATTACCAAACTCAATTCCTGGGTCAGGTTCTTATTCGCAATATATTACTAAGTATGGTGCCTCATATTATATTGACGGTGGTGATCGTGGAACAGTTAGATTGTACAGCCATGCTTCCCCTGCTGCCTCAGAAGTATATGGTTCTAAGTATCGCGTCAAGGTAAATGCGACACAGGCTCAGTCTAGTGATCCTTACTTAACGATTATTGATACTGCTCCGTATGACGTTAATCCTGCTGTGTCAGATTTTTATATGTCTGGGGTAGTTCTAACAGGCGACGTAGTAGATCAAGGCGTTCGTGTAACATGGATTGATACAGTGAACAAACGTCTTTATATAAACAAAGCTCTTAATTCGGTAAGTGGTGCTTCTGTTAAAATGGATATTTTAGTCGACAGGCCACAGATTGTATATGGCATTGAAACAAAGGAAGAAATTATTTCTTCTCAGGCTCGTCGTGTTCGTAACCGTGTACAGGTTTATCCTACAAGATTGACAACTGGTGCGGCAGGTACATCGACTGTTTCTTTGCAATTACGCAAAAATCCAATATTCCAAACCTTTGATTCATATTCTGGGGCACTTACACTAACATCTGCAACTGTCTTGCAACCTTCTGGTCAGCCAACAGTGTTATCATTGTCTGCCACTCCAACGATTGCAGACGGTAAAGCTGTATATGGTTGGTTACGTGGTTATTTTACTTTAGACGTAAATGAGTTTAAATTTCCTGTATTAGGTCTATTGCGTAGAATTGGTACATCGTATAGCTTTACTGCATCAGAATCTTATGCAGATGAAGTAAAGATTATTGGCTCATTCATTATTGCAGGGAATTATAATGAGGATGGCGCATCGATTACTACTCCTACATCTAAGGCAGAATTAGCAAGACTTAGCTCAATATTAATCAATAACGAACTTCGTACTCCTATTCCAAAGACAGGAACTCAAGTAACAACCTTTTACATACCTCCTGGTGGTGAATTGTTCGACTTGTCTGCGTACTTCGACTATAACAAAGATTACTTGTCATACCCTTTAACCAATCAAATTGATTCACTGTTCTTAACTGCCACATCGGTAGACAGGAATATAAATATTGATGGGTCTGGTGATCCAAGCGGTTTGCCAGTATTGAGAAGTTCAGTGTTAGCGAGTCTAACTTGGGAAGAGCAGTAATAAACAATGCATACAAAAATTGGTCTTGATAAGTTTCCTGTTCCTTCGATACGAACAGAGGTACCACTCTTTGATATTGTCACTGGTGAAAAACTAGTTGACCAAGGAGGGTTGCCTCTGGTTACAGAAGCATATCGCTCAGTAATTCAAATCGCTCAGGCGAATAGATCTACATCTGCAATTCTTGACCCTGCAACAATCACGCCTATCCCCGTGATAGAACAGTTTCCTATTACATCTGAAACGTCTACATCCCTTTTAGGTATAGACAGGTCTGAGGTTCAACTGAGTTTGTTTTCTGACGTATCTGTTTTAGGTTTTGATACAGATTCTTGGGAGTTCTTCAGTTATCGTAGACCTGGTCGATTCTTTGGTCCTTGGATAAATCGAGGAACACGCGACTTCTTATCACATTATGATGCCGAAATGATCGAAGTCACAGATGAGCAAGCCATACAAATTGGCGCGTTTCCTGTACCTTATGAATATCCATTCGGTCCTCGATGGGAAGATCAAGGACTTTATATAGAAAATCTTTATCAACAATATAAGCTGTTTATTGAATTGGGTAATGTATTATACATTCATTATTCTGAATCTGGAAGAATTGTAGAGTACGGTGTAGATGAAAAGGGAAGAGAATTTAGAGAAAACTTTTTAAACCCTTCATTGGTTACTCTAAATGGTGATGATGTTATTTTTGAAGGTATTAGTGACGCAGAAGGATTCACGCTAATTGATACATGGACGCGCACATGGATTGATATTCAATCTAACTTATTTTTAGATCCACGAAGCACCGATGGTCGTAGAATAACTGTAGCAGACATAAACGGTATAACTGGCGGAAATCCTTTATTTGCAAACACTCGACCTGGGTATGAATCTGACTATCAAAGATTCGGCTACATGCAATCGCGCAAGACTTATCGTTATCAGCCAGGTCGTATATCTGGGTTTACATTTGGCGCAAGAATATCTACCGACTCAGGTTCCGCTGCTAATACAATTGAATGGGGAATTTCAAATCCTACGGATCAATATGTATTTCAAGTTCGTGGAGCGTCATTTAGTATAGTACGACGTTCAACAGTTCCGCTTGACTCTGAAGTTCTTTTGGCTCAAGGATTAGATCCTGTACGTGATCAAACTTTTGAAGCGTCTGGAGAACCATTTGATTTTTCCGAAGGCACCGAGATACCCAAGAAGTATTACACCATAAGCATACCTAGAGATAATTTTAATGGCGATACTCTAGACGGAAATGGTCGTTCTGGTTACTTATTAAATCCAGACAAAGTGACCATGTATAAAATTGAATTTGGTTGGTACGGTGCGATTGGCGCAAAGTTTTACTGCTATATCCCAATTGAAAACGGTGAAGCTCGTTGGGTCTTGATGCATACTCTTGTTATTGAAAATAAATTAGGTCAACCATGCCTTGAAGATCCTTACTTTAGATTTAAGTATGCGGTCAATATCAAAGAGACATCTACCGTTCGTACACCTCAGTTTATTTACAAATATGGCGCTTCTTGTTTTATTGATGGCGGTGATCAGGGTACTGTTACTCAACGATCATATAGTTCTGGCGAACGTCTGATAAATTCTAATTCTCCAAAATCGTTAATTGGTATATGGCCAAAGACAGTCATTATCAATAAGAATGCATATGAAAAAGTCAATAAGAAAATAATTTATCCAATATCTGCATCGGTATCCGCGTCAGAATTGACACATGTAGAAATTGTGACATGTAAGGCATGCCCTGGTTATGGCCATACATATAATCATGGTCTGGGTTCATCTGAATCTGGTCGTGTTCATAATATAAGATTCTTGAGTTCATCATTAGATCGTATTTCAGTTATTCCTGCTAATCCTCTTGATGTTCAGCCAAGCGAATTATTTACACTTGCCGATGTAGGTTCTAAAATCATTGCCGATGGTCTATGGGCAGGTTATATTAGTTCAGTTGATTCGGAAACGAGCATAGACTCTGGACTATTTGAAGAAGCAGTCATCTCTAGGATTGTATCTTCGTCATATGTAAAAACACCTATTGGCTATCCACAACAAGTGTTTTCACACACAACTGGTAATTTACTAACAATACCTTTTGGCGTTAGTTCGCAATACCCATATCAGGTTCGTTTGACAAATTATGACTCATTAGGCGCATCGACTATACCACTGACAGGTTCAAAGATTGAGATTCAATTCTTAAATCCTATTAATCAAGATGGAACAAATTCTCATTTTGCAGAATTTCTTTTAGGCGTTACTGATAAGAAACCAGTAGAGGTATTCGATTCTGGTGGTACTCCTAATATTAATTGGGAATACGGTCCGGCCGATGTTAGATCTGAATTGCCTATTGATGAAATATTATATGGTGAATGGACTCCTTCTACAACTGGAAGGACACGACAAGGTTATGAAACAAGCGATGCCAATTACCCATTTGAATTTGTAGGCGAACTTGATTACAGAATACCAACTCCACAAGGTCTTAACTCTGGTAGATGTTCTAAGTTTACCATAGAAGTATTGCAAAAGACTACTCTGACTGGAACAATGATATTGAATAATCCTGCCACTGGCAACCCTGATGGAAATTATTATCTTGTCTTGAGCGCGAATACTCCATTCGGTATTGATTCTATTTTAGGTGGAGAAATTGGTTTATCAAGTGGTGGTTCGTTTATTGAAACGGGTATACATTTTGAAAGTAATGAGTTATCATATGCCGATGGTGTAGATACAATTTATTATGCATTACTTGCAGGGCAACTCCCAGGCGTCACGAGCGGTCAAACTGTCCAAGTCGCCTTGACTCCAGTTAGAATATTTGGAAAACATGTAGATAAGTCTAAGGTAATGCAGTTTAATCCATACCCATTATACCTTGTTACCAAAATGAGAGACAATGCAATTATAAATTCAATATCAATTAAAGAAACGGTTGGAGATACTTCTGTTTCATCTACACCAAAATGGTTATTGAACTCGAACGCATTTATCTATCCTGAAATAAATAATCTAGCAGTTGATGATTTACCACCAGTTAATTTTATTTCTGGTGATCGCCTTGATTCGGCAACAGTTGATATTCAGGCAGAACAAACACTACGACCTTACGAAACATTAGACTCTTTTTATGTCGGCGCAAACCAATCTAGTGTGGTAGATCTTACTAACATTTATGGACCAGATAGAGAAACAATTACTCCAGACTTGTTTAATATCGAAGCTACATTCTTTATAGGTACGACTAAAAACGTATCAACTGGAACAATTCAAATCAGTATCAATACAGCGGAACAATAACAATGGCATTTGAATCCTTAGTATATTACGGCTTTAAGGCAACTAATAACCTTTCCGATGTCATTAATTCGGACTTGGCAATAAAGAGATTGACCCTTGACATTGGCGACTTGGATATTATCAGAGGGGCTGCATCAATTCGTGGCGCAAGTCGAGAGGACTTAGTTGCAGTTTCTGGATTAGATCGTGACATTTATAAAACCATAGATCGTTATATTGGTGACTCTAGTAGATATAAAGAGATTTTAGATCAGTCTGCTGGTTCCGATTCCACACTTCGTGGTAATTTACGTGTGAACGGGGCAGTAGGTGGTTCTGCAGTCAGATATAAGTTTTTGAATAAAAGTACCGATGAAATTAAATTTGCAGACATATCTACATCAAGAGTTTCTGCATGGTCATCGACAACAAATCCTACTGCTGAATCTGATCCAATATTCTATGGGTCACAAGTACGCATTAACTCTAACAGTGGCGGGGTTGGTGGCACGGTCACGACAGATAAATTGACTTGGGGACAGATTGCTCAACCTAAATTATTTGACGCAGAAGTTCCTACACATAAAATAACTACGACAATTAATGGCAATACTGTCAAGTTATATGCCATGAAATCTATACCATTAAAACTTGATGGGTATTTTCGTAACTTCAATGGAATTGTACAAATAAGTCCATCTGGCAGTTTGAGAGTCAGTTGGAGGATTATTAACCTTGCCGATTCTACAGACGAACAACGTTATGCCAATATAGGAACTACGTCTGGTTCTACTCTGACATATCGTAATGTCAGAGGTGCGCCTCGTCGTATCGAAATATATTATCCACCAGATAATTTTAGATCTATTACACTCACGTCGGCTGGCATATCTTCTCTGCCACCTGCGGCATTGACTAATTTGACTTTATTAAATCTTTCACAGAATGAGTTTAAAGATACGCCTAATTTTAAAGTATTTTCTCCAACATTGCAGAATTTAAATTTATTCCGCAATAATTTATACTTAGCAGAAGCTCCTAGTCTCAGAAAATTCAACGAATCAGTTGCATCTAAATTACCAGCGACTATCACATCGCTCAATATGGCATCAACATTCTTTGGCTCTATTACATGTGTGAATAGTTCTGGCGTAGTAGTTACACCGAACAGCGCAGGAAGTAAATCGGTAATTGAGCATGCATTACCCAATCTGGTTACATTGAATCTATCAAGAACAACTGGTCCATATTTCACGCCTGATGATTACGATAATCTGAATCATTTACCTAGTATACCGATTACATGTGAAAACTATTATGTCAGTAATAATGACTTTAGACGAATACCCACGACTGGTGTCACTGACAGAATTAACCTAAAGAATTTTGACGTAGATGGTAATGTAAGTCTAGAAAATTCCAGTTTATCGTTTTTTTCATTCGCTCTTGAAACAGTCAACTTATCGTCTACACAATTACCGATTCCTAATTTATCAAACCGTGTTGCTCTTAGATCTTTTAATTATGTATATGGCGGGTATAATACGATTACTAGTCCATTTTATACTAATAATGCAAATGAAGAATCGTACAAGTTTGTTTCATGTAACAGTCTAGAATCTTTAAATGTATTTGCATCTACCGCAACTGGTTTTATCCCTAAGTTCAAAGGGAATGCTAATCTATCTTTTGTTGACATGTATGCGGCTCAAAACCTTACAGGTGGTAGACCAAATAACGGAGAGCATGGTTATTCAAATGGATCTACCCATGTCATGTACAAAGACACGTTTTCTGATGCTAAAAATATATCATTCTTCAGGGTTTTATCATATAATCTTTTATCAGGAAAAGGATTCGAAGATGGTACATTTAAAAACTTGAGAAACTTGTATTATCTATTTTGGTATTCTTATTTCCGTACAGGATCAGGCGCAACTGTAAATTTACCAGACATTGCTAGTTGTTCTAATCTTCAGTATTTTATTATGCCAGTAAATAATTTTAGTGGATCAGTTCCTTCATTCGTATCAAATGATTCGATATATTATGTAGACTTGGCATATAATCAGTTATCTGGACCAGTGCCACAGTTCACTAACAAATTTAACTTTGCATATTTGTTTTTGCATAATAACCAATTGAGTTCATTTACTGGATTCAATAATACTACAAACTTGATATTCGTGTACTTACAGAATAACGTTATAACTGGTGCGATACCATTTTTATCTGATAATGCCCCAAGCCTGACTCGATTGTATTTGTTTAATAATCAATTTAGTACATATGAAGTCGGTTCATTTGAACAGTTGACCAGAATCCAAGTTATCGATGTATCTAATAATGGTTTAGCTCAAACTGATTTAAATTCAATTATAGATGACTTATATAAAAATTATCAGCTTGCTCCACGCAGAGGTGTATCGATTAATCTACGAGGTCAGTCACGTGCACCTGGATATAATCCTTCTTCACTGGGATCTGAGCGTGAGCAAGAAATTAGAGAAAAAATAGACTTCTTGGTTGCCTCAGGGTGGACCATTAATATTGGCGGATAAAAATGGCATCAAGAAATTTAGGGTTCGAAAAAGAGCGTAATCTAGAAGAGTCGCAAGACGACCGTCAGATATTGAATAACCTCGGAGGAGGAAATATTCAATTAGATATCGCGCTCTTCAGGAATAATCTACGAAACACTTCTGAGTTAGATTGGCAATATAATACACTAAGTTCTAGCATCGCATCAAACAAGTTTATATTTCCGACCAGCGTATTTTTTGTTTACACTAACGGTGATACTGTAAAGGTCACTGGAAATTCACTTGGGTCATTGAATGCAAACACTACATATTATGTTGTTGACCTTGAGCTTGGAGTTGGAACGACACGCTCACAGTTAGCATTTGGACTATCCACTACATTAGGCGGTAGTCGTGTTGCATTAGGTACTATTACAAGCAATGTCAAGTTCATCAGGAATGACGCTGTCAGTAAAGATAATATATTGAATTTGGCAACCCCAAGTATTCTAAACAATAATTCTAGTCTTGAAGGCGATACCTTTTCATATAATATCGGGACGTCATTTACAGATGGCTTCGATACCATTGAAACTAACACAGATTATTTTAATTTTATCAGACGCGAAAAGTATGCAAGTAATGATTCAGTGTCAACTGGCAGAAGAATAGCACTTGAAGGATCACATCAAATAGAAGATCCTGCTAATTACAATAATTCACAAGTACGACTAGATACAGAAAATTCGCCTGGCATATATATCACCGATCCATTTTCTAATCCTCTTGATATACAAAAGACTCGTGCATTTTCTACAAGCGCAAATCCTTGGACAGAGGCAAGTGAAAAACTACAAACAAAATCAACTCAGGTCAATATTGGTGATTTATATTTCTCAAACGGAATTAAATTCGACTCGGTTGATGGAGTCGGTACGGATTCTGGGTTAGCAACAAGTTTTACTCATAAAATACCCGTCGTCATTGACGGGATTGAATATTTTATATTGCTCAAGTCGTAGTTGCTAATACGGAATATGTATTACCCAGACCGTCTTTAATTGATATTGTTCGATTATATGTATCTGATATCGTTACTGTTTGGGTTGTTACATTATTTGCGCTAAGACCCACGAACTTTAATTCACCAGTACCAGTTACTGGTGCAATTTCGATTGAAGGTCTAGCAGTTGTTGTCGCTAAACCTAACTCTGTCGCAGTAAATGGGGGAGAAGTATCTGTCGGCGGAAAACAAATTTCTTTCGAATCTGTCGTGCCACTAGGCGCAAATGTAATCAATTGTCCCGAAGGTATATCGTCTGTAATGTTTGTAGAAAGGGTGATCGTAAAGTCTGCCCCAGAAGGAGTAATTGTCACAACAGTTGTACCAGTTGGTATTCTTGAACCAAATTGAACAACTTGACCAGATGCTATTCCGCTGTTATCGTCAATCAATAAAGTATTAGATCCTAGATTACTTTGAGCAGTGGTAATACCAGAATACACATTGGTGCAATATGTTCTGAGTGAGTTATTGTAAAGTCCATTTGCGGCATAGAAAAATACTGCACTATTAATTCCTGCCCCAGAACCAATAGTAAATGCTTTGCTTGTAGTTACAGATGTAGAAGCAACAGTAAGGACTGTGTTATATATGGGCGAACCATTACAAACTACAACGTCTCCGATACGAATATTAGCAGTCGTTGCTGGAGCAAGACCAGTTATGCTATTTGTACCAGACGACCATGTCGCAGATGATTCATATGTATTAAGACCTCTATGATCCACGAAGTTTAATGATACGCCACTTTGTGTGGATGCAATTATTTTATCAAGGAATACCGCATAGTTAATTGCAATATCGTTTACACGTGTATTAGCATTTATACCAGCGCCAAATACAATATTACCTATTTCAATTCCATCGGTAATTCCTATTGTTAAAATATCGCTATTGACCGTAAAACTAAACGATTTGGTTTGTTTAATGGCAGAAGATAATGAGGCTGGCGGTGAATATGTAACCTGTAAAGTGTTAGTTGTCAATACCGATTCATACACTGAATATGAGGCATTACCACCAACTGTACCACCATTGGCTAATAACCTGTTATGATAAAAGGACTTAAAGTCTCCATATTCACGAGTACCTAATACTGGCGCTATCGGATAGTTCTCGGAGTACAACCATTTATAATTTAAATATGTTCCGCTGGTAGTAGGTTCTGTTACAGTATACTCTATTTCTCGAACAGTGCGCGAGTCCACAAAAGATTCATCAGGAACCCAAAACCTAGTCCTGATTTTATAATTAGTATATGCCCTGAGTATTGGCGTTAATACAACACGTTCTTGAGGTTCTGAACCACCAAAAGTAAAACGGAATATGAATGCAGTTCCGATAGTAACATTTGCAGAAAGCGCTTCGGATATTCCAATATTCCCATTTGTTGCATCAACAGAAATTACTTTCACTGGATTGTCAAGATCTGCAAACTGCGGTATTGATGAATTATATACAATATCACCAATCATTATATTCTTTGTATTATTAACACTCTGGAGTTGTAAAAATGCTTGACCAGCAGTGTTTGCATTTACCATGAAGTTATAGTCGATTTTAGATTTTCTTGCCAGTAATACATAGTTGCCAGAACCATCATCAAACTCAAATGTAAAGAATATTGTCGTATCAAACTCAAATGACCATTGACCACTTCGTGTTGGTTTAAAGTATCCAACAAATTCGGCTCCGCCATAAATATCTTTTAAGGAATCATCTATCTTAGATTCAAAGTTAAATCTTCCTTGTTCCCAAAATATATCAGTCTTTGTTGGCGTTCCACTGAATACATTAGCCGAGTTTGAATCAATTTGGTTAGATTCGTAGTATCTACTGGTCAGTCCATCTCCACCCCAAAACTGAGGTTCTCCAACAGTGTATTCGGCAATATCAAAACGATTCTTTAACTTGATAACTGGTTTATATACAACAATATTACCTGATTCATTAAGAACCGTAGATGCTGCCCCAGTAATATTTAGAAAGTCATCATTTGTGATTGTACTCGCTCGTATTTCACGAATAGCATCAAGATCTTCTGAAATAAAACTTTCTCCAGTAATGTCAACTAGGCCACTTAGAATATTTTCTAGCGATCTCTGTGGGTTGACTATATCGGAAAAGTTTAGGTCTCGTCTTAGACCCTTTTTAGTAAAGCTTCTGGCCATGAAGTTTTCTCTTATAAATAATAGTTGATTCAGTAGTTATTTATACGTTTTAAATAATGAAAAGTATAAATACTATTATAACAATTAACCGCAGGAATTCACTTCAATGGCGTCATATGCTAATGTTAGCGCAGCTCAGGGTGCGGATTTTCAGACTATCTTAGAGTTAGAAGATGCCAATAGCGACCCTTTAGATTTAACCGAATACAATTTATATGGTCAAATTAGACGTACATACAAATCGACAAATGCAGTCGACTTTACCATTGTTAAGTCTAATGCCATCGGTGGCGTTATTCGTGTCGAATTAACCTCAGAACAAACTGCTAGTATGAAGAGCGGTCGGTATGTGTATGACATATATGCCTTTGATGATGATCTTGGGTTAACAATATCTGAAAAGTTAAAGTCTCTGCGTAAACCTTTTTTGGTAAAATTTCTGGCCATTATAATCCCATAGTTATAAATACAATATGAATATATTTATATACATTCATATTTGAGAATTTAAAATATATAAATAATAGTATAACATGTTTAGGAAATTAAAACTATGGCATCTTACGCCAATATTTCAGCGGATCAGGGGGCGTCATTTCAAACTATCTTAGAGTTAGAAGATTCATTGGGCGATCCTATAGATGTAACTGACTATAATATTTATGGCGAAATTCGTAGAACATATAAATCTTTATCTTCAACATCGTTTATTATAATAAAACTTAGTTCAGCTGGTGTCATAAAAATAGAATTAGATCATACGCAAACTGTAGCAATGAAGCCTGGGCGTTATGTATATGATATTTATGCAATGAACACAGAAGTAAGTAATAGCAGGATAAAATTATTAGAAGGAATTTTTGAATTAATTCCATCAGTTACAAAAATTATTGAGTGATATATGTCTATAAAAGTTAAATTAAGAAGTCAAGATAATCTTATAATTAAATCACAGGTTCGTCCGTCATCTATAAATGAATTAAATAATATTGATGTATCTGATAATAAAGATGGTTCTGTGCTTGTATTTTCACAAACTACTGGTAAGTGGACTTCAACTCTGCTATTAGAAAAACAAACCATCGAATGCGGTCAATACTAAATGGATATAGAAATGGCATCAACTATTAAAATTAAACGCTCAGAAGTATCTGGTAATCCAGCTGTACTTGGAGCAGGTGAACTTGCGTATTCTGGATTACCAGATAATGGTTCAAATGGCGGAGATAGATTATACGTCGGTATGGGAACGGAAACTGGTGGAAATGCAGTCAACCATGTGGTTGTTGGCGGTAAATATTTTACTGATGCATTAGATCATACACCTGGCGTCTTGACAGCGTTATCTGCAATTATTGTTGATTCTAATAGTAAAATTGATAATCTATTAATCGATAACCTTGAGTTAAATGGTAACACGCTAAGTACAACTAATATCAATGGTAATTTACTAATTACGCCGAATGGCTCTGGCAAAAGTATTATTACAAATCCATATATTGGTGATGAAAACGTATCATTAGCTGAATTTATTTACGATGCTGTTGGTGGTGCAGTAACTGCTGGGACTGGTATTACTGTCACTAACTCTGATGTGGGTAATTCGTCTACCGTATCGATTACTAATACTGAAGTGACTGCTGGTTCATATGGTTCTGGTACATCAATTCCGACCTTTACGGTCAATGCTCAAGGTCAACTGACTGCGGCTGGTTCTACTACTATTAGTACAGATCTTAATATTGCTGGTGATACTGGTACAGATGCTGTTTCTCTTTTAACAGATACACTAGAATTTGTTGGAACTGATCCAATTGATACAACAGTAACTAATAACACTGTTACAATTTCAGCAAAGGATGCCTCTACAACAGTTAAAGGCGTTGCTTCATTTTCGAGTAATGACTTTTCAGTATCATCTGCAGAAGTAACCATTAAATCTGGCGGTGTCGATAACAATCAGTTAGCTAACTCTAGTATAACCTTTGGTAGTACGACAGTTGCTCTTGGAGCAACATCTACAAGTATTTCTGGATTGACAGAACTTACCGTTGACAATTTGAACTTAAATGGGTCAACCATTGCTGCTACTGGTGGTGCTACTGATATCAGCATTACCTTGGATGCAAAGGGTGCAGGAACAGTTGATGTTTCTGGTTCAAGAATTACTAGTCTTGGTGACCCTACTCAATCTTCCGATGCAGCTAATAAAGCATACGTAGATTCAGTTGCAGAAGGTCTGTCGGTTAAACCTGCAGTACGTGCTGCAACTACAGCCGATTTGGGCGCAACGTATAACAATGGTACCGCAG